CTGCGCACTCGGTGGGACTATCGACAAGGACTTTGTTGAATGCTCTCAAGCAAATGCTGTGTGTGGTAGCGCCAATAATCATCTATCCAATATAGATATCGGTACGCTTCTTGGGCTGTATAATAAGCTATACATCCCAGACTTCGTAGCCAGTGCCGGGGGTGTGATTGCCATCGGCGTGGGTATTGGGGAGGGCCTTGAAGACGGATTTGGGCTAGACAACCCCGCAACTAAAGAGCGGGTAACGTTTATCCGTAAGCAAGCCTCTGCTATGTTGTTAGCTCAAACAACAAAAATGGACACTCGTAACGCACAACTAATCGCTACAAAAGCGGCTAAGGAGATTATTGAAAATGGAAAATAAAGATAAACTAAAAGAAGAAATCGCTTGGGGAGTTGGTGCAGCCATTGGAGTTGTTATTAATTTTTTCCTCAGGCTAGGCCTCCTATGGGTAGGTCTCTGGGTACTTAGTAGCCTTGGCTGGCTGCCTTTTTAAATAAACAAAAGGATAGTGTTTATGGAAGACGAGTCAAATGTAGTTTCCCTCAACACCTTCAGAGAACTAAATAACTCCGACAAGGCCCTTGACATGTTCTCCCCTGCGGATAACATACTAGACGCCATTGAGGAGAACAACAGCTATGGTGTAGGTATCGCTATTACCCCAGAAGGTGGGTTAGCGGTATCTGCATCTTTTCAACTAGACCATGACGACATACTTCAGCTTTTAGAAGCTGCTATATCACTTGTAAAGGAAAATCACTAATGTCTACAGAAAATATTAACGAACTAGATGTCTTGGTAGAAGAACTATTCCAGGACTTCCTCCAGGAGTTTGAGATCGACCCTGAAGCTTCTCTTAATGACTTATTCTTCGATATCTTCTATGCGGGATTCGAAGAAGCCTTGGAGGTTCTAGATGTTGACGAAGAAGAAGAAGACGATAATGACTCGTTTGTTGAGGGAAGCAACGAAGAATAAACCAGTATTCCGCGCTAGGGTGGTTGCAGCAGTGGTCTACAGGGGTAAGATAATTGCTATCGGTAAAAACCAAAACAAGACCCACCCCGAGGCAGCCAAGTACTGTAAACATGAAGACGCCATATTCCTCCATGCGGAGGTGGATGCTATCAACCGGGCCAAGAAAAAGATGCCCTGCCTTAGTAAAACCCAAATATTCGTGTTGAGAATACGGCAAGATGGAACAGTGGGAAACTCTTTCCCTTGTCTCGGTTGTGCTAGCTGCATAGAAGAACACAAAGTAAGCCAAATAAACTACACTAACGAAGAAGGAGAACTTGAATGTATTTAGTATTAGGTAGGCAAAACTGCCCCTACTGTGACAAGGCCAAGGCCAAACTGGAGGAGAGTGGTGAAAACTTTATCTATATCGACATTACATCAGGTGATTGTATCGTAGATGCTGTATGGAAGAACTTCTTAGTAGAAGACGTCAAAGTCAAGACAGTCCCCCAAATATTTAAACTTGTAGAGGGTGGTTATACAGGACTACTCAAGGAGCCTCTTAATGACTAGTAAAGAAGTAAAACGCGGGCGACCTAAAGGCTCAAAAGACCCCAAGAAGATTAAGCTTAAAGTGGCCCCTAAGGACGCTAAACACCTCTATAAACGACAATACGGGGACATCGGTCTCGTAGCAGTCTATGGGGTGGACTCTTACACAACAGAACTCGTAAGGTATCTCTGGAAGGATCTTACCCAAGAGTTCGTTGTATGTGACCCTGTGGACCAGAGAGCTGCCAACCTTACCCGAGAGATAGGTAACCTACCCTACTCAATGTATCGCTACGAGGCGGTCCACCATGTGGGCTTCTTAGAGTCAGGCATGTTCCCTGTAATTGTATGCTCGAAAGAGTACCACCAAGAACTCCTAGAGAGGGATAACCCCCATGGAGTCGAGATTGTATGTCTGGAGGATATCTAACATGTCTGGAGGACACTTAACAAATGTTTACTGAAGTGGCCACCCCTATCAACAACCTTAAGGATAGCTTCCTTGTTGAGCTTATCAAAGGGGGTATGGAGGAAGTAATCGTGGAGTACAAGGGTGTGGAGTATACACTACCTTGGTGGGATAACTACTACTACTACCGAGGCAAAGTAGGAGACCTAGAAGTCTTTATCCTTTAACATATACACAACTAAGACTATAACTACAACTACTTCAACAACTACACCCCCCGGTGCTTCTCTTGGATTTCCCTTCGGGGAGGTCTGGGGGGAGTGCCGGGGGGTGGTAATAATATTTTTTTTTTTGCTTACTACCCCTCTCTTCAACTACTACAAAGTACTATACACAAAGTACTATACACAAAGTACCATAAAAACATGTATAACCGCAAGGGGAAAAAATACCCGTGACTAATGATATAAGTACTATATCCGGTGTAAGGCATCGTTAACAGCCCCCTATAAGAGACCTGTCAAGGACTATTATAAAATCAGTCTGCTATCATCATAAGCGACTAACCCTACTTTAACTTACGGTAGGTGGACCCCGAGTGATGTGCCCTTATACTACTTCGAGAAGTAATGTTGTATAAGCCATAGAAGAAACTTCTCCCATACCCAATATTGTATGGCCCTTATCAGGGGTCTTATCAATAGTCCTTGATGTGACTTTAAGGGGGCTCCTTAATAGGGGTAAGGTATATTAAAGTATATCCTTGTTTTGTTCTTTGTTTTATGATAAGTATTAGTACTACTACCATCTAGCAGTATAAACAAAACTAACAAAAACACTAAAGGATATACTTTAATATGGCTATCACCGAATTTGTACTATACATGGATGTCCTACCCTATATGCTGGGTACTCTCATCATCATTGTTGGGGCTTCTAAGATCAAGTCTTCAACACCCCTCCATGCTGCAGTAGTTTTTACTACTATCGTCTTTATACTCGCACAGTCTTCTTGGTCCTCCGCTTGGATGTCAGGGAACGCTTGGGGTCGTGATTGGGCCAATGTGGTATGGTTTATTTTTAACACTAGCACAATGGTTATCTTCGCATGCATACTACTCAACAAAAAGTAAAATGTTTCCTTCAGGAAATATCGGGGAATGTTCCCTCAGATAAGCACCAGTATACAGCCTTGAAGCAAGAACACACAGGGCGTAGTCTAGAGGTTGCTTCCGGTATTGGCCTGTGGTTAGTTGCCTATACCTTAGCCACAAGCTCTGCCTTTGCAGATATTGAAGTGTTCTTCATCCTACCAATCTTCTGGGCTTGGATGGCAGGTACTATAGGTACTTGTCAGCTGCTTTACACTAGGTTACTCCAGAGACTGCTCTTTACAGCTATTGCCTCTGCATTCTGGTTGGTTATCGCAATTTATAGCTTCACTACTACTGGAGTCTGGAACCTAGCAACTGCTGCTTCAATGCCCTTTGCACTAGTTAACTTTTATGTTTATGGGTTTGTATGGCACCAATGGTCCGAACAAAGGGAAAAGAAGGATGAACTTAAACCTCTGGCTTGATTTACTCCCAGCAGGATTGGGGTTGTTTGTTATAGTGGTTGCTGCAGGAATTTTAGGGCTGTTTCGCTCTATGGCCCTTAGTAAGCAATCCTATACAGACACCGTGGAATCGCTGCAGAGGCAAGTTGACATACTAATGCAGGAAAATGCTATACTGAAATCTCACATTGTGATGTTGGATTTACGGTTGGAGCAGCTCCTCAGAGACAAAAATTAACAAGCAACCCGTTGAAGCTGAAGCTGATTGTATTAGGAAATACTTTTTAATGTTTTCAATAGGTTAAACACTAAACCTTTAAAAGAAGGCTTTCTGTGTTAAATTTTTTTCACTACAAAAAATAAAAGGATAAAACATGACCTCCAAGAACCCAGAAAATAACTCGGGGAAATCTTCCGAGGAGGATTCTCTTGGTAGACGCCGTGGACAAGGCCGCCCAAAAGGATCTCGAAATATCTACTCGAATGAATCTGTGAAAAAGCTTGAGCAACTTGGCTTTGATCCGATCTCTATGATGGTCGAGAAGTATTACCAAGTGGAAGAGATGATTAACGACGGGACTATACGTAAGGGTTCCGGCGCACATGCACAACTCTTAGCAACACAGCAAAAGATTATTAACGACCTTATGCAGTATGGTTACCGTCGTGTACCTGAGAAGCAAGAGCTGTCTATCGAGAACAAGAAGCCTATTGCGATTAAACTAACATCACCTAAGAAGGATGAGGCTGATGACAAAAAAGACGGATAGCCGTTTAAAGAAGGTGGGTGTGTCTAGTTATAACAAGCCCAAGCGTACACCCAACCACCCTACTAAGTCACACGTTGTTGTAGCTAAAGTAGGAGATAAGATTAAGACTATCCGTTTTGGCGCTCAAGGTGTTAAGGGTAGTCCCAAGAAAAACAATGAGGGCGAGGCCTCAAGGAAGCGTCGTCTTAGCTTTAAAGCCCGCCATGCTAAGAACATTGCCAAGGGCAAGCTAAGTGCGGCATATTGGGCTAACAAGGTAAAATGGTAGTATGAAAGCTAAGAAAGAAGAATAATGTGTAAATGTAATCATTGCGATGTTGAGCTTACTCAGGATAACTGGCGATATATGGGGCGTAAAAGACCCGCATATACTTGCACTGTTTGTGATAGAGTTCATGCCAACATCCGTAAGCAAGCAGCTAGAGAATTTGTTGCTAAGTACAAGATAGAAAAAGGTTGTGAGTATTGTGGCTATAATAAAACCCATTACGCATTAGACCTTGCACATATTGATAGGGAAGATAAATCCCATCAATGTAAGAATAACAAAAGTGCGTATAATCAGAATTGGTCTATTAATCGTATTAAAATAGAATTAGAAAAATGCAGGATACTATGTGCTAACTGCCATAGAGAAGATACTGCTAAAGAGAATGGATGGCGTAGTTATGACCAGTGAGATAATCCTACATGAAGGGCAAAGCCAGGTCATCAACGACTTGTTTGTTGACAAGTCCTGTCGTTATGCTGTTGTCAACGCATCCCGAGGTTTCGGCAAGAGCTACTTAGCTGCTTCTGCTGCGCTTATTGCTGTACAAGAACTTATGGAACTCCCTGCGGATGTCCCTAACAAGAATGTTGCTTTGATTGCTCCAACATACAGCCAAAGTGTAGACATTTACTATCCGCTAATTGCTTGGCAGATGGGTATGGAGGACTACGCAGACAAGGCTTCAAAAGCTGCTGGTACTTTCTGGTTCCCCAATAACGTACAACTAAAGCTATGGTCTTATGAGGCCTCTCAGCGTATGCGTGGTACGGGGCAATACTTTGTGGTAGCTGACGAGGTCTGCTCGTGGAAGGGCGCAGGTATGAACCTCAAGGAATCTTGGGAGTCTATCATTCAGCCTTGTGTATCTACACGGTGGTCACGGCAGAACGCTGCCAAGCTAGGATCTAATGCTGGTCGTGCTTTGATCATCAGTACACCTATGGGCTATGATTACTTCTATGAGATGTATAACCGTCAAGATTCTGACAGTGATTGGAAGTCCTATCACTATACCTATCAGGACTCTCCTTACTTGGATGAGACCGAGATTGAACAAGTTAAACTAACACTAGACCCTCTGAAGTTTGCCAGAGAGTATACCGCTAGCTTTGAGGACTCTGGTAATAGCGTCTTCTACTGCTTTAAGCGAGATGAACACATCGACAAGAGCCTTCCTTTGTTTGAGGACAAGGAAGATGTCCATGTAGCGATTGACTTCAACGTCGGAATAATGGCTTCGGTTGTCTTTGCTTTAAGAGGCAACCAGATACATATCTTGGATGAATTCCAAGGACACCCAGACACAGAGACCCTCGCTCGTACTCTAGCAGAGAAGTATCGTGGGCATCGTATCATTGCTTACCCCGACCCTAGCGGGCGCTCTCGTAAGAGTTCCGCAGCAGTAGGGCGCACAGACTTTAGTATTCTAGAATCCAATAAGATCATCACGAGGGCACACAACAAGGCCCCTCCCATCATAGACTCCGTAGCTGCTGTGAACAAGAAGTTCAAGAATGCTAACGGGGACATCGACATCTATGTACATCCTAAATGTGTTAACACTATTAAGTCCTTGGAACGAACCGCTTGGGTCGAGACCAATCCTGATAGTGCTACCATTTGTAAAAAGGAAGGTGTAGAACACTGGAGTGATGCTCTCCGTTATGCTATAGAGTATCTATTCCCAATCAGAGCCGGGACCAAAGTTGTGAAACAGGGTTTCGGTTTTTAAAAAAACTACAATAAAGGATTATTGATATGTCTATCAAACAACGACTACGTGGCCTGAAGATGAAGGCAACTTCACGGCTCAAGCGGGCCGCTGCAGGTGTTTACAAAATGACTTCTGCTCGTAAGGCTGCTCTGATGAAAGCCGTTAGGGCCTCTGCCGCTAAGCGCAAGGGCAAAGCTAAGGCTGGCGTGAAATCCGCCATTGCTAAAGTAGGTGGTAACACCAAGATGCTCCGCGCCAAGATTAAGACTAAGCGCGGTGTGTCTAAAGTTAAGGCTATTGGTAAGAGCGCCAAGGCTGTCGGTAAAAATAAGGTTTCTAAGGCCAAGGCTGGCGTGAAATCCGCTGTTGCTAA